GCCGTTGCCGTACGACTCAATCCGCCAATCATGTGAATGAGTCCAAAGCCATAAAATCCAAGTCCTGGCAGAAATTTAAAGTGGACAAAATATTGGATCTTACTTTTCTTTAGATCATTGGGCGCATAGTTCCTTCTGATAGAAAGAACTTTCCTACTACCTTCTTCGACTGTTACGATGTAAGGTAATTTTATTCCTGTTGGTTCACCATCTGCTCCAACATCTTCGAAACCTTCTAAATCTAAATTAACATGACATTCTAACAAAGTGTAAACAGGATCATTTCTTCCTGTTTTTTTTGTGCCTTCTAACTCACGTTCTTTTTTATTTAACTCATCATTTATGTTAGAACCTGGAGGACCTAACTCAACATCAGTATAAAAACCATTGACTTGTTGTTTTCGCAATTCGTTTTCAGACATTTTTATTGTATGAATAATCGCTTCCGCATCATCTAATGAGGTAGCTGTATACGGAACGATTAATTCATCTGCTGGTACAAACTTAGACACTACTCTACCCATTGGTACATCGTAATATACTTTTTTAAACGTTGATCCAGCTAACGGAAGATGAAATAACATAGAATCAAATTCTGATTCGTATTCTCTCATCTGATCCATTATCAAATAATTCATATAATCTTTTACACGCTCAGACTGTTGTTCTGTTCCAGGATTTTTAACACCTATAATTTGTGTTCTAACTGGTCCATCTGCAGGTAGTAATTCTTTGTAAGCTTGTGCTTGAAACTGTGTAACTGCTTCTGCAAGAACTGGGTGTGTTGCACCACTAGCTCCTTGAAATGGTTCAGTTCTATTTTCGTATTTAAATCCTAATAAATCTAAACCAGTTGTATAAGCTTGCTCCCAATCTTTTCTAGAAGATTTGTAGTCCATGTAATTTTGAACCATCTCGTTTCCAATTGGTTCTAAATTTTCTTCTGGTAAAATATCTGCTAAATTATCGAAATGATTTTCTGTACCAGGTATATTTATAGCTCCCGGGTCAAAGTCAATTGTTGCACCACCATCTTCTTCTGGTACTACTTCAACTGGTCCTTTTTGTTCTTCTGGTTCCTCAACACTAATTTCCTCTGCTATCTCTTCTTCTGAAGGGATTTCAAGTTTCGTTCGAGTGTTAGGGAGTCCTTTATCTATATCTGCCATTTAATACTCCTATATATTCTTACCACGTTTCATTAAATAAGACAAGCCTTGCGGATTAGGCCCTGACTCTGGTGGCACTCCTGAATCTACACCTGCTTCTTTTGCTATACCACCTCCTGCTGCTGAAAAACCTCTTAATCCACTTCCTATCATAGATAGATCAATATCAAATGGATTAGCAACATTTGTTTGACCAGTTATTTCTCTTTCCATGTCACTAATTACATTTTGTTTTTTTTCAACTGGACCTTTATTTAAAGGTTCACCCATTGTGCCTGATGCCCCATAAACTTGTTCAGGATTTGTTGCTGCTGCAAGTTCTGCCAAAGACAGATTTTTTATATATTGTTGTTGCTTTATGTAATAATCGTCAGGGATATCATACCCTTGAAGTTGTGCAGTCTTTGCTGCTTCTATCATTTCTTCTTCTGATGCAAGTAATAAATCTCTATCTATTTGAGGAGTCATTCTTTTGTTTAATTCTTCTTGTGTTTTTTCAGGAACTCCTAATGTTTCTACATCACCATACTCTCGATCTCCTATACCTTGCGCTATAGATTTTAATTTTGTTAAAATAGATTTTGATTTTCTTATATCATCAACTTCATCTTGCATTCTATTTGCATATATTTGTTCTGCATCTGTCATTTTAAATTTTGTATTCAAATCATTTGTTGCTTGTTTAATTTGATTATTAACATTTCTAACATCGTTATTTAAATCGCCTATGTAATCAAACTCACCACCTCCAGATAAATTTTCTAGATTATCTCTTGTGTCTTCTAGACCCTGTATCTTTGCAAGTTGATTTTTATAATCAATAGATCTACCGATGATGGCTGCGGTTTCAGGACTAGATAATCTTGTAGCCTCCATCATCTCAGCTAATTTAGTTTGATCACCTGGTAATACATATTCTGATGCTCTTAACAAAGCCTCGGTGGGTTTATCACCCATTGTTAATCTAATAGCAGAGTCAGCTGCAACGTACATTGCTTCAGGTATGATACCAAACTTCATAACGTTTCTTCCTAGATTTTTTGCCCTGTTTGCAAACGCTGCAAAGTTTTTAAGTTGTGTTGAATTTGCGTTCTTCATTCCAGAGTTAATAACTCGTGCACCATCTTTAGCACAATCAGAAAGACTAACAGAGCCACTTTGATATCCTATTCTGCCACCATCAGCTTTTGGTTTTCTAATAAAAATTTGACACTGAGGATTAGAAGATATTGATGCTAAAAGATTATTATATTCTTTTGCTTGTTTCATTATTGTTTTTTCTTGAGAAGCTAAACTTTTAAAAGATACACCTGCTTCGTCAAATGTATCTTGAAGATCTGGATTTTTTATAAATTCAAAAACTCTTTCATATACTTGGGGAAAATCTGTTGTTGATAAACTAGTTTTTAATGTAAAAGGTTTTGCTCCATAATCTATTATTTTACCCTCTGAAGTAATACCACCAAACTCTTTTGGTAGATAAGACTGTAAATTTACTATCGCCTCTAATGCTTGTTTATTTCCAGTTCTGTAAGCTGCGCCTAACACTCTATCAAACTGTGCTTTAAATGCACGTTGATTTAAAAATTCTGGAAGTGGTTTTATTCTAATTAGTTCCATAGGATCAGCACCCTGTTCTAACTCTCTAAGAAAATTTAAAGGGATTACGTGATCTAAATTAGCTGCAAAAAATTTACCATATTCTGTTTTTTTAACTTTTGCTTGTATTTCATAAAAGTTATCTATTTTTTCTAACAAAGATTTTAAATTTTTATCTCCTTTGTATGCATCTATTACTAAATTTTTTACTCTGTCTTTTAACTGAACTTTTGTATTTTTTATTGTGTTATGAACAGAATTTAATTGACCACCATCAAATTCTTTTAAATACACAGCTCCTTGATCACCATACCTTTTATAAATATCAGTATATAATCCTTGTAAATTTTTTGTAACAACACCTTCTTTTAATTTTAAATCTTTTGCTATTTGTTCTATAGTTGCATTTTCATTATTTAATAAATAATTAAAAACTTCTGGTTTTTTACTTCCAATATTTTCTAATTGTTTTTTAGCTGATTTAACACCGCCTCCCTGCATAGCGGCAGATTTGTCATAGTTTTTGAATAGGTCAGATTTTGTAATAGTTTTAAGATAGCCCTCTAATTCATTTAATCCTGAAATATTAGGAGTTACAGATTTATTAGTAGATATTCCTAAAGTATCTTTAAAATAATCTCCATATACATTTTTATTGGTTTGAAACTGTAATGTCGTATTGCCTGATTGTGTTGTACCAAAAGCAACTTTAATTCCCTTTTTATCTAATTTATATTTTTTATTTAATTTATTAACTTTTTTAGTTAAATCTTTTTTCTGTGTTTCATTTATTTTATAGTCCTCTGGATTACCTTGTTTTGTTCTAATGTTTGGTGATGTGAATGTAATTTTTTTAAATAAATCTGTATAATTACTATTACTGGCTTGAAAACTTCCTCCAGGTCTTTTTCCTGTTTTTGCTTGAATTGCATCCATTAATTCTTTTCTACTTACAAAAGTAGTTTTCCCCTCATCAATTAATTCATTAAAAGCTTTCGCAATTCCTCCATAATCAAACTCCATACGACCACCTCCGGCCATGTCCTTACGACCTAGCTGATCGGGTCTTGGGTTGTCTCTGACAAATCTGTTGATTGCATTTTTTGTTTCAACAAAAGCTGGCAAGTCTGGTTGTTTGAGATCTTTCGTTCCTAGCTTTAAATATTTTTTAAGTATAG